CTAAGGTTGATATTTGGTAGATCACTGCTATGGACAAAACCGATTTGACAAAGATCCTTCTGAAAAATGAAGAAGAACTTTTATCTAAAATCTTGGATGTCGATTCCAAGTCCTGGCCTCTCTCGCTACGAGAGAAACCTGTGGGTGCAGAGAACCTCGATAGTGATTTCCAACACTATACACGTCAACTTGCTCGCCTAGGCTCAGCCCTTATTATTGGTCTGAACTTAATGCGCTACGAAGTCGATGTTAGTATTTTGGATGTGCGTGCTATGAACTATTTTAGCAAGCATCATGATGTAATTTCACTAATCAAGGATTTTTGTGCCTGGCCGCTGGCTGTCATGCAAGATGTTCCTGAACCCCCCAACTCCTGGGGATATGAATATCTTTTTGGCAGTCGGATCCGTCATTTTATTCGCGGTAGAATCTTAAACCCGAATACGACGGTGCGCCGGTCTGGTGAGAACTTTGTTCTCGGTGAGCTATTCCTTCGTCTGAAGCGATGTTCACTTGAGGTCACACCGGATTACATTTTGAAGTCCCTAGAGAAGCACTCAAAAGCTCTGGGGCAGTGTGATATCGATCAGGAGCTCGATTGTGACTCGGAGAACCGGGTCTACGATTGGATTGATAGAGTGTTGGATGAGATTGTACCGGATGGTGTCGAGGGACTACCATTGGTCGAGCCTGGACAGGGTGCCGGATATGACGCTCCACGGAAGTGGGGTGGTGCGTTTGGTGCTCTGGCGTACCAGAGATCTGGGGGTCGTCTGCCTATTGGTGGATATGTACTTGGATGGATGGTATGGAATCCCAGGGGGGGATTGACCAGTGTGTGGGTACCCGCGAAAGCGATTGAGGAAGTGTTTCCTTTTTTTGAGATGGATGAAGAGCGTGCTGACTATATAAACGACCTCGTCATGAAAGACGAACCGATTAAGTGTCAAGCCATTGCCGTCCTCGAGCCTTTGAAGGTGAGGGTGATAACGAAGGGTGATGTCCATGCTTACCATGAGTCAAGGCGACTCCAGATTCTTCTTACGAGATGGATGAAGAACTGTTCGATTAAGCACTTCTTCCCGGCACTCCGCGGAAAGATTGATCAGAAGATAGTCGATGATCTACAGCTGCAACGCATGATCTATGAGAACGATTACTCACGGATGGGTGGTTTCTGGCTGTCTGGTGACTACAAAGGTGCTACTGACACGTTGAAGCGTTCAATGTCAGAGTATGTCATCAGGTCTATCGTCAAGCGTATTCCCAGTTTGTGGGCCTCTCCCCTCGGAGAGATAATGCGCAAGACCTTAGTTGATCACGATATTGAGTATCATTGGTCAAATGGACTTAGGGGTGAAGAGGAGCGTGTGGAGAGTTGGAGTGTACGTCAGAGGACTGGCCAGTTAATGGGTTCCTTTCTGTCATTCCCTGTGTTGAATATAATTAACCTCGCAATACATTTAGCTTGGTTTGATTTACATCGTTCACAGTGGGATGCAGAGACCATGACCTTACGATCGGTTAGCGTCTTGGGTAGACGGAGACTTCATGCAGCCGGGCAGTATGCCGTTTGGAGATCACACCTTTGGAAACATACACCAGTTATAGTTAACGGTGATGATGTTCTTGCACTTTCGAGCAAGAATATCTTTGGTTCTGAATGGGAGCGATGGATCTTAGCATCTGCTGGTTTTGTGAAATCACAGGGGAAGAACTATGTTTCCCGTGAGTTCTGCACGATCAATTCGACGTTGTTTGTGTGTGATGGAGAAGGGTTGATGGCTGAGAGAGGCTGTCCCCGTGTTGAAAGCTTGTATAATCAAGCCTGGTGCACGAAGTCCCAGCCGAAAGGTAAGGGTGCCCACCTGCCAATGAAGGCGAGAAGGGATACTGAGGAGTATCTTGTGGGTCCACAGATGGTGGGTAGTGTGGTGAAGGATTTGACGGAAAGATGTGGTGAAATGAGGGGGTTCGGTGTAAATCTGTTTATACAGAAGTGGATGAAAGAACTCGCAGAAACTGGGCGTTCCTGGTTTCTCCCCGCCGAACTTGGTGGGCTTGGTTTACCATGTTATCCTGAAATGGAAGATTTCTGGAAGAAAGACGCTCTTCTGACGTCGTACATCCTGCGACTGCAGAACACACAAGAGCATCCAGAAACCCTGTCAATTCAAAAAGGCCAGGTCGGGATTAGAGAAATCGACCTTCTCGCGAGAGAAGCTAATCGCCGATATACAGATGCGAGAGGATATGTTCAACGATTCGTTGTTGATCCAAAGCCAGAGTTGCTCGAGCTTGACCTGAAGGGGCCATTCGTAGCGTGGCAGTTCCTCGACACACCCGAGATGTCGGATATTTCTCCAGAGGTTACCGGGAAGAACATTCTCAAAGATACTCAACTTGTAGCGAAGTGGCGCGTATGCGCGGAGCGTACGAAGTTAAGTCCATTCCGTCTCGATGAGCACATCATTAGGAGCGTTTGTATACCTTACGGTGTACAGAACGAAACCCATGTGTGAGGGAGACGAAGAGGTTACATGACAATGTCAATTGGAGTAACGTCCAAACCTTATTGAGTGACCGGATAAGTGGTTCCGGGCGTGGCCTTCAGTACTGAGGACAGGTCGAAAGACCTCTTGTGGGTAATATGTCCAAATACTTAG